ATAAGACGTTTCTTATTACAGTTCACACGAATGTTTTCAAACTTTCAAGTTGAGTACGGTAGAGACGACTCAGGTGCGCCAACATTAACTAGAGTACCTATTAGATATGGTGATGCTAGTAGACAGGCGGCAACTATCATAGCAGAAAACTCTAAGAACAAACTACCTAACGTACCAATGATGACTTTCCACGTAACTGAGTTAAAATATGCTCGTGAGCGTGTACAAGAACCATACTTTATTGATAAAAAATCATTTAAACAAAGAACTTGGGATGAAGATTCACAATCGTTTGAACAAACACAGGGCAACGCATTTACTGTAGAAAGAGTAATGCCAGTACCTTATAATTTAAGCATACAGTTAGATGTATGGACATCTAACACAACAATGAAATTACAGATATTAGAACAGTTACTAGCATTGTTTAATCCAAGTATGGAAATACAATCAACAGATAATTATATTGATTGGGCTAGTTTAACTGTTGTTGAATTAGGTGATGTAAACTGGTCGTCAAGATCAATTCCTGTAGGTACCGACGATAATATTGATATTGCTACACTAACATTTGAACTTCCAATTTGGATTAGTCCTCCAGCTAAAGTTAAAAAACTTGGCGTTGTTCAAAAAGTTATTGCTAGTATTTTTGATGCTAACGGCGATGCTAATGAAGCTTTAATTAATAATGATTTATTATTAGGAACAAGACAAAAAATTACACCATTTGGATATCAGGTTGTTCTTATTGGTAATCAGTTACAGTTATTAAGAGGTAAAAGTGTTGATTCTGCTGAAGGAACGTTAGACGCATCTGTTACTCAGGACGATAATGTATTATGGACAGCATTGATTGATAACTATGGCAAATTAAGAGATGGTATTTCGCAAATTAGATTAGAATCTGACTACGTTGATACCGAAATTGTTGGTACTATTGCGTTACATCCAACTGATGATAGACTTATACTATTTTCTATTGATGCAGATACTATTCCGCAGAATACATTAGATCCACTAACAGCAGTTATTGACCCATTATCTAGTGGTCCTGGAGAAGGACTTGCGGCGGCTGTTGACGGGCAACGATACTTATTAACTGAAGCAATAGGTGATAGTAACAACACAACACCAGCATCAGCTTGGGGTAGCCTAGTAGCGTCAGTAAATGATATTATACAATATAACGGAACTAGTTGGGAAGTTGTATTTGATGCTAGTGAACGTACTCCCGATTATTCATCAAACATAACAGATTTTGTAACTAACACAACTACTAGCATACAGTATAAATGGACTGGTACAATGTGGGTTAAGAGTTATCAAGGACTTTACAAGGGAGGCGAATGGAGTCTAGTACTTTAAACGCTATTGGAATTTGGTTTTATGCTAAGGACACTAAACGCTATTTGTTTTTATTGCGAAATGACCCTAAGCATCCAGGAACCTGGGGATTACCTGGGGGAAAATTAGAAAAAGACGAAAGTTTGTTAGGTGCGTTAACCAGAGAATGTATCGAAGAACTTGGAAGTTGTCCAGAAACAGAAAAAATAATTCCAATTGAAAAGTTTACATCAGCAGATAATCATTTTGTTTATCATACATTTTTTGGAATAGTTTCTACAGAGTTTACTCCTATACTAAACGATGAACATTACGGGTATGCGTGGATTGACAAAAACACTATTCCAAGACCGTTACATCCAGGCTTGTGGTCAACTATTAATATTGATGAGATAAAACAAAAAATTGATACTGTTGAGCAATCGCTCTAACCTATGTCGCAGTAACTAATCCATTGAGTATAACTCATTTCACTAAAGTTTGTACACCATTTCCAATCTTCCGGTGTTCGATTATCAAATTGAGTTGTTTTGACACCACTACTAACTCTAGTAAATTTTGTGCCTTTGTACGTATTCATTAGGTCTGTTATTTCATCAACTGTTGGTTGATCGTCTATATAATCATAGCCTATGAAAAAGATTTCTTTGTGCCCATCAAAGCATGCTATCCAAGCCGCCAGTAACTGATCACTACCTAATGTTTTATAAGGTGTTAGATAAAACTCTCCTGGATATTTTAAACAGTTAGAAGTTGATGTATAACAAGCAGTGTGTATTGTATACTGTGTTTCAATACACTTTTCTAATGCTGATTGGTTTCTTGATACGTAAAAGTTACAAATAATTTCATCTGCTACTCTTCCAGTACCGTAAGTTTGTACACGAAGTTTACCTAATAGTCCACCTTTGTGATCTTGTAAATGATGTATTGGGAAATTTTCTCTAGACTTACCATCAGCTATACATACAGCACGCCCAGAAATATGTTGATTTTGTATAGGATTTTCAATCCATTCTTTGTCTTGAATTTTTTTGCCGCCTCGAATAATAGACTTGGTAACAATAAACTCGCCCTCATAGTCTTTGCGATAAAGCTCTTGCACTTTATAGTCTACCTACTACAACTTCAATTACTTGTTCTTGCTGGTCTTCAATTGATTCTAGTGCTTTACCTATTACGCACCCAGGTTGGTATTGAGTATCATCAAGTTTTACTCCAAGTCCTGGAACGTGACTGGTTACTACTAAGTCACCTTTTTCAATTGGACCTATAACTTTACATGGTACACGTCCTTGTAGTGCGAGGTATTGTCCGTCAAGACCGTCATTCATTTTAACAGCTGGATTAGTTGATATAACTCCAGCTACCTTTCGATCATGTGAAATAGTGCTTTGTGTAATTTCGCTGTTGCCGCCAAATACTACTACTGTGCCTGCTTCATAGTCATGATCTGTTGTATATTTTTCTGCTAAGTCAGCATACTGTGCCGAGGTTGCTATGGCGTGTACTGTATTAAATCCTACACTGCTATTACCAATGTTACCAACACCGTCGCTTTGACCGTTTAATATGTCACCACCAAACGTTGCGTTACCGGTTACAGTTAATGTATAACCCAAAGCAACATCACCAGTGTCTCTATCTATTACCAGTGTGTCATCATACCATGCTCCGCCAGTTCTTCGTGTGATATAGAAGTCACTGCTGTTATCCATACCAAAGGCTAGTTTTTGATCATCATTTACCGCAAAAGTCACTGTGGTATGTGTAGCCGTGCTTGGATTTAAGAATATATCTGCTTGGGCACCGTCTATTCTTAAAGCACCTACTCCGTCATTTAGGGTTGATGCTGTTAAGTGTAATGGTGAAACTGTTGTCTGACTTGAAGTTAGTGCTAGTCTATCTAGTGTAACTGTGCCTGAAGTTACTANATTACCAGCAGTAACATTACCTGTAAATGTGCCAGTTCCTGTTATGTTAATATCACCAGTACCAGTTATATCTGAACTATTTAGATCTAGATCACCACCAAGTTGTGGTGTAGTATCTTCAACTATATTACTGATACCCCCACTCTGATCAACAAATGTAAGTGCTCCACTGCCATCTGTTTGTAGCACTTGATTAGCACTACCATCTGAGGTTGGAAACTTATAGGCATTGTTAAATGTAATAGCACCACTGTCGTTACCGTCAACAGTCTTGACCAGCGTCATGTCATTGGCAGTATAACCAGCGTCAATACTTGTTTGTTCACTGTCCTGTGTAGTGTTTACAGTAACGTTATCTAATAGACTACTTGTTCTTGGAATAATATCAAGGTCAACTGTAACGGTTCCGTATAAAGTGCCACTTGAAATCTTTTGTATCGCAAAGACAAATCCCGCTGTGGTAGTTTCTTTAGTCCACAGTTGAGGTTTAAAATGTGCTGTGCCGTTATGTTCTTGATCGTAGGTTATTGACCACGATAAATCTGGCAGTGGGTCCCCTGATCTAAGAGCCGCCTTAAAGTTTATAGTCTGTATTTCACCAGCATTCTGACACAGTATGCGTCCTGAAACTTGATAATTTTCACTATTACTAGCTGGAATAATTGTAACAATTTTTTGATACTCGTTTTGTGTAAAGTAACTACCTGCGGCCGCGCCAGTGTATAACTGATTAAACTTCATCATGTTTGATGTAGTGTAACGCTGTTCTCTGTTTTTAACAAGATCAGCCTGCATAGTGCCTACTATAGTTAATGAATCTGTCGTTTTATTGTAAGTTAATCCTGCATCGCCACCAAATGAGTCACTGTCATTGAACTGTACCTGTGTGTCACTTCCGCCGGGTGTGCCACCACCACCTGAGTGTTGTGAAAATGCTAATGCTGTTGTACCAATTGTGATTGTACCGTCAGTGGTTAATTTCCAAAGTGTGTCAGCATATGTCGAACCTTCTGTGACTATAGTGGTCATAC